GAGGTATCTATGATACGCATTCTATTCTTCCTTATGTTCTTGGTCGCCTATTTTACCGGTCTGATATGATTTATGGGTATGGATTCTGTGAGACTCTATGGTCATTTCAAGAAGAGATTAGCGAGATACACAACCAACGTCTTGACAATCATACCATTGCCAACACTAGAGCATGGCGTGTTTCCCCTGATTCTAAGCTTCATGCTGGGTACCGTTTTTATCCTAGTGCTACTGTTCCGGCTGAGAAGGACGAAATCGAGCCTTTGGCTTGTGGCGAGAAAGCCGACTCCGCTTTAGAAGACGAGCGTTTCTCTCTTGAACTCGCGGAGCGGCGTGCTGGTATATCCCCTCCTATGCAAGGTGTCGGAACAGGTTCTCAAGGCAAACGTGGTATCTACACTGCGATGGGTACCTTGTCAGTGATGCAAGAAGGTAATCGTCGTACCGATTTAAATATCTCTGATCTTCGATATTGTCATACAAAGCTCGGTCGTATTCTGTTGAATGACTATGCCAAGTTTGGAGTCTCAACGGATATACTGGAGATGTTCGGTGAGCAAGCAGACAAGATTACGCGCGCTCTTGAAGCGGTTAAAAGCAAGCGGATCGGTTTACCGATATACTCTTCTACCTCCTCAGTCAACAAAGAAGTCGAAAAACAAAACGAAATAATGTTAACGCAGTTACTACGGCAACATTACATGGGTGTAACGCAGTTACTGGCGCAAGCCAGTGGAATGATGGTTCCACCGCCCGTAAAACAATACATGATGAACGCAATCGAGGCATCTAATAAAGTTATGAAATCAGTTCTACGAGTATTTGAAAAAGAGGATATTGACGTTTTGGTTCCAGAAATCGATATGAGTCAGGCCGAACAACCACCGCAAGGAGGTCAAAATGCCCAACCTAATCAGCAACAAATTGGACCACCTGCTGCGCAACCCGGTCAAATTCCTCCAATGGTGGGAGGCGGCTCCACAAGAATTCAATAGTTTTTTAACGGAGTGGCGACAACAGTTAGTAGGTAAACTTAGGAAGGAAGAACAAATAATAGAACTCTACAGAGAACAGGGCGAGATAAATGCCGTTGAGTTTCTATTAATGCTCGCACACGAAGTGCGGGAATACCAGAAAGGTGTCACAAGTGGTAGGTTTAAGAAGATAGGAGAAGGAAATGCCGAGTCTATTCAAAAGTGATATGGATAAGTTGAGTGAGGAACTGGGTATGACTCCTGCTGAGATTCGACAGGCCATCAAAGATGGTGTTGATCTGAAGGCAAGAGCGGGCGCTCTTGAAACGGAGTTAAATACCACTAAAGCTTCGTTAACATCCGTTCAAAATGGTTATGACGAGGTCAAATCCAAAATGAACGAACTGGAAGCGAACTATCGGAGACCAGCTACTCCACAGACTCCTAAAACCTATACCTCAGTTGTAGATGATGAGGATCGCGCCTTCAACGAGCGTTTTAACGATGCGGCGCAGCCCGTTGCTATGGCCGCTGTAAAGGCCGGTAGCAACGCTGCAAAAATGGAAGCTCGTCTATCCTTGCAGGATAAATTTTCTAAAACTCCAGGCGGTCGTATATCACACGCCCGTCTTTGGGATAAGTGGCGTGGTGAGATTGAAAAAGCTGCAAACGAAGTTCAACCTCAGACGAATCTTATGATGGCTCAGACCTGGTTGAATATCTTTGATTACATTAAAGGAAAACACATCGAAGAGATGATGGAGAAACCGACCGATTTCATCGAATCTGTCTCGCAAGCGGCTGAAGTTAAGATTGGTAACGAGCCTCCTCCAGATAGACTGGCTGACTCGGAGAGCGACGTTGTAAAGAAGATGATGAAGGAATCCAAGTTCATGACCCCGGAGAGGTATCTTGAGGCCAAAAAGAAGATGCGTTTTGTAGGCGAAGCCTAGGCGAAGCCTAAGGAGAATATAAAATGGCGATGACGAACCAACCCGTTAAGCGTGAAGGCGAACGGGATCCTTTTCCAAATGTAACAGCGCGCCCTCTCCAGATGCCTGACTTCAGCAACATACGGGCAAAGAATCCAGCCGTGGCCGTTCGCTGGGTCAATCGGGCGGTTGGCGTGGCACAATCGACCCAACGGCTGGACGAGATGATTTTTGCAGGTTTTATACCTGCACGTCCTGATGAGTGTGAGGTGGTTACACCGAGCGGGGCTACGCCTGTACCTCCGAGTCTCATTAAGGATGGTAAGGTTATACGAGGCGATTTGATTCTATTGAAAATAGACCGCGCCTCATACGATGGAGCGTTGAAGTACAACTGGGAACGCTCCATCTCAAGACTTCATCCTGGTCGGCAACTTGCTACTGGAGCTCAACAGCTCAAAAGGGCGGTTGCTGAAAAGGGTGTGCCGAGGAGTGTTCTGCCAAGTATAAATCAAAAACTGCAAGCATTCAGGCCAGGAACTGGGGAGAAACCAGCCGATCCAACCTTCCTGGTCGAGGATGATGCATTACCATCAGAGAAGAAGGAGGACTAAGTGGCGAGTAATGAGATCCACTCTGTTCAAACCGTCTCGGGCAATCAACCACGTATGCGGAGATTGTACGAGGCGGCTACACAGACCTGGCTTCCAGGCACACCCTTGGCGCTTAACGCATCGGGGTATGTGATTCCTTGGGCCGGATCGATTGTGACGAACGCAGTAGGGGCTATCATTGGAACCTCGAAAGAGCCCAGTGCGAATCTAGCTTCTGCTGGTGTTGCACAACAGCAAACCTTTGGGGCTGTACCGAACCAAAGCGCTGCGGTAAACATCTCTAGACCATATTTCAACGACGGCCGAACTGGCGTTGAGATGGCCGATTCTGATACTGTCTTTCTTGGACAGGTTGGTCCAGCCCAAACCGTTACACAAGCGAATATTGGCGTTCAATACGGCATGACTAAAGACGCCGATAACCACTGGTATGTCGATACAGCTAAGACAACAGTCGGCACTAACACCTGTGTTATCGTCGTGAAACTTGACCCGAACGATCAGTCCGCCTCTCCGCGAGGCGTGTACTTTCGTTTCGTCGTTGGCAACGTACAGCCAGTAGTGTAAGGAGGACCTGAACTATGACAATGGTTCGCGGTCAATTCTCACAGCTAATGGCTCCGGGGCTACATGGAGAATTCGTCCATTGGACCGATACGCTTCAACGTGAAGAAGAGTTCAGTCATATTCTACATGTTGAATCATCGGATAAACCATATGAAGACGAAGTCGAGTTCAGCGGTTTGCCACCGATGCCAGAAAAGCCTGAAGGCGAAGCTACGATCTATCAAGACGCCTTACAGGGTGGCACCAAGCGTTATATCAACTATACCTACGCAATGGGCGTCCGTTCGTCTTTTGAGCTTTATGAAGACGATCAATACGGTATTATCATGCAGGTTCCGAAGGCGCTTGCTCGCAGCGCGCATTTCACAAAGGAACAGAATGCATGGAATATCTTTAATCTTGGCTTCACTACACAAACGACAACTGACGGCGTTTCTCTTTTCAACAACCAGCATCCGCTACTTGGTGGCACCGCCGCTACTACGTATGGTCCTGGTTTGACAAATATCATAAGCGCCGCTGGCACGTATCCGAATCGACCGGCTACGGACGTCGATCTATCGTTCACGGCCATTCAACTGATGGTTAACATGTTTGAACGATTGGTTGATTCTCAGGGCTTGCCGATTTCGGTGAAACCACGGTATCTGGTTATCCCACCCGAGTTGAAGTGGATCGCTCGTGAGGTCCTGGGTTCACCACACAAGCCGTATACTGCGGATAATGAGATTAACTCTTTGATTAAAGAGGACCTTCAGTATTTCATATCTCATTATCTGACCTCACAAAGCGCATGGTTCGCTGTTACCGAGAAAGAGGGCCATTGGTTGAAGTTCCTTGTCCGTCGTGAGTTGGATGAGGATTTCTCCGATGATTTCGATACTTTCAGTATCAAACAGTTATCCAGAATGCGCTTCGCGTACGGCGCTACTACATGGATGGGTACTTGGGGCTCAAACGGTCCATAGAGGGTAACCAATGCCTAGACAATCACATAGCGGTCGCGGCATCGCTCCTTGGCATCGCTGCGACCGTTGTGGTTGGGATTACCGAGTCACAGACTTACAACGTCAACTCGGTTTGATTCTTTGTAATAACTGTGTTGACAACACCATCGCATGGGTACGGCCTCTCATGATCCAAGACTTCTTGAACTCATCGGAGGAACAAGAGCTTCGAGTAGCCGATATTCTCAAAGAAAATATGTCTGATGACTTGGATTCAATCAGTTCATAGGCACACTAGCCGGCGGTAGTTCCGCCGCGATCTCCAGGAGGAGTCAATGCCTCATACTGAAAGTAGATATCAACAGGATCTCGGCTTCACCGACGGTAAGATTCGCGGGACCGTCGGTGATTTGGTTTTTACAGGAGCTACGCTTGCGGTTACACGCGTAGCGGCGGGTCAGTGGGGTATCGTTTTAGGTACTCCTGCGGCGCAGGCCAACACCTTTGCGCTGAATGTGTCGAATCAGATTCTTCGGAGAACTGGCTTTTTTGAAGACACACAGAACCAGTTTGGGGGCACAACCGGAATCCCTGCCTCGGCACAGCCACAGTTTTATCGGCCAGATGTTATAGGTTCGATGAACACCGGTCAGCAACTCCAACCTCGAACTGCGTTGAAAACCAAAGGTTATAGACTGTTAAGCTTTGATGTTATCTATATGATAACAACGCTTGCAGCCACAAGCTCAACGTGCCGTGTTGACCAAGGTGTATACGCCAACAACGTAGCACCGGCGATTTCGTCGGTTCTCGCCTCAGCGGCCAACGGTCTTCAAACTGCTACACAGGCGAACCCGTATGTAACGAACGTTCCGATTGCGGCAAATCAGCAAATCTATAGAACCACAGCGGACACTGATCTATGGATCGAAGTCGTCATCAACACTGGCGCCACTTCTAACCTTACCTTCTACGGCATTGATTGCTATGTAGAATACAACTTTAACTAGGAGGCGAGATGGCCGGACAATTCTGTGTGTGTTGTGGTAACTTCTCGCTTCGTGGTTCGTGGAACAAAAGCGTTTTCGTAAGCGGTACAACATATGTCGCTTGTGATTGGCATTCCGATGCCGCTATGAAAGACGCAGCTAACGCTGTTGCGGGCGGAACTGCCAATTCTATTTCACCATCTGCTCCTGTACCTTCGAGCAAGAATCATAAGTTAAAGGAGTAAAGATGAACCTATCCTCAAACCCTTGGTCCTTTACTAGCGCAGACGTTA